TAGGTGCATCTTGGTTGAGATAGTTCTCACTTAAACATTGGAAGATTGGATTGATGTCGCTTTCAAATAAGTCTTTGCCTTTGTTAATAGCAACTTCTTTACGAAAGTCTTTTGTGTTTTTACTTACAATACGACTTAGAGGATCTCCATAGACACTTTTATATTTGCCTTTAGGATCTTTATAATAGAAAGTATATTTCGCGGGGTATTCAGTGTAGTGTCGTTTACCGTCTCGGCGTTCTACAACACGAATAATATCTTGATCACGATCAAACATCGCATCAACGTATGGCATTCAGTTCTCCTTCGTTGCTTGTGGCCAACTTAACCTTCATTCTTGCTCGACAATCGTCATTGAGCGTAATATTATTTATTACCACCAACCAGTGGCTACACCAAATCCGAACACATTAACAAATCCAAAGTATGTTGTTAACATCATTGGCCAAGCAAGTTTACGTCTATAATACGCATAAATTGCTGTTAGTGAACCTATAAAGAAACCTGGATAAACAATAGTCATATCAGGTTGTTTTGCTGTAAATGCTAGTGTTAAACTAGCACCTACTGTAAACACAAAACTTATAAGTTCAAAATAAAATGCTACACGATCTGTTTCATAACTGTGTAGCCAAAACTTTTTAATTCGATCTATCACTTGTCATAGCCAAGTGTAGCAATTAATGTTTCAAGGTCATCAAATGCATCTGCATGTGATTCCCAATCACGTTTTTGGGCAATCTTAATTGCTTTGTTAATAAGTGAAGGCTTCATATCCAATTCTTCTGCAACAGCCTTTACAGTTTCTTTTAAGCCTGTTTGTAAATCTTCAACTTCTTGCATAACTGTAACGCCTTCGCGTACTAGCCTTTCTAATTTTGCCTTTTCTTCAGCACCATAGGTACGAGTTCCCATTGAGTTCTCCTGTGTTAATTTAATATATTATAAGTGATTATTTAGATAAAGTCAACCACTAAAACACTTTTTTATTATCAAAAAATTGTGCTTTATGGTTGCTGTGATTAGAAGTCTTGATCTGCTGCCATTGCGTCAAGTGCATTAGTGCCCTGGCCTGAACCTACTGTACCATTTTGTCCTTGTGGACGAGAACTACTTACTCTGCCAACTGCTTGATTGCCACCTACAGGTGCTTGTGATCTTAGAGCTTGCGTAATAAGGTCCATTGTTTGGAAATTAAAATTACCATCACTAAAGTCACTACCGTTTAAGTACTTTTTATTAATGTAGCCAAATGCTGCTGCTTGTACATCCATGTCTGTAGTACTTCTTAGCATATTAATTTGACTACGGCGTAAATTACCTTGTTGTCCAATTTGACTTACTAAACTACTTGCAGCATCTTGCACCTTGCCCATAATAGCAATATGTATGTCCTGTGGGTTTGCACCTCTTTTACCTAGCTCTGCGTCAATGTCTTTGCTTAGTTTTGCTTCACCTGATCTAATTTTTGCAGCAGCATCTGCAACTAGTGCTTCTGCATCAAATTCACCATCAACACCGTCTGTAGTATCGGCATTTCTTGCTGCTCTTGCATCGTCAGTGTCATCTGCGTTTTGTCCGCCAACATTAGGATCTGTTAAAAATTGTATTTTATTACTTAAACTAGTGATTGCAGATTGCACCCTTCTACTTAATTGACTAGTTTCAATTTCATTAATCTGTGTAATTTCAAAAAGTTTCATTATCTTAACTCACTTGCTTGTGTTGGATCTGCTATAATGTTGACAAATCTATTAGGGTTACTTCTAGCAAAGGCTACCCAATCTGTTCTTCGACTGCCGCCAACCTGGCTGGTGTCTAAAACTCTAGCCATTCTTGCTATTATTCTTCTTGTTATTTCTTCTTCATACTTGTCTCTAGCATGTGCTGAAATAGTATTTGCATTTGGAATTTGTTGTAAAACATATGTAGCGCCTCCAACAATAAGTCTTAAAAGTTGTCTTTTATCTCCAGAGTTTACTGCACTGTCAATACGAGGATATAACTTTTCTGTTTCGGCTTGAACCATTTGATCAGCTTGACTAGGCTGAGCTTGAACAGGCTCAGGCTGTTGATCAGTTGTATTGTTTCCGAGAACACTATTTACAGTGTTACTCAAATCCTGCATCATTCTGTCAAAAACGCCTTCTGTAACCTGATACACTTTCATCTATTAAGATCCTAAGTATGTATTAATTGCTTGTTGATCGCCTTGTGGTAATGCATTAAACACTTCTTCATCGTCTTTAATTGCTTGCATCATAGCACGGATTTGCTCATCAGTGTCAAGTGGCATTGCTTCGTATCTAGCAATTCTCTGCTCAATTGCCTCGCCACCGCTTTCTGGATCGTCTGCATCAGCACTATCGGCTGCACTATCGGCTGCACTATCGGCTGCACTATTGGCTGCACTATCGGCTGCTTTAGGAGTACCATCAGCATTATGAGTTTCGGCCCATCTTTGGTCCCAAGCTGATTGATTATTTGGTGCACCTTGTGCTAGTTGATCTGCTGTAGGTGCTTGCGGTCTAGCCGGAACACGACCATTTGGTAGTTTACGGCCTGTCTGTGGATCTGCATAACCATCATACAATGCGTCCCATGCTGCTCTTGCATAGTCCCCTTGTACTCCACTTTCAGTAGGACGAGGTTGTACGTTGCCCTGTGCATCTGGTTCACCGCCTACTGGATCTTGAGGCTGACCTTCTTCGCCACCTTCTTCACCACCTTCAGCACCACCTTCAGCACCAATTTCTCTATATCCTGGATCTTCATCTTGGAATTCATAACCAAAACGTTTAATAATATCGTTTACACGTTCTCTATCTGTACCGCTTAGTTCGCTTTCTAGATCAGTAAGTAAGTGAGTTCCTGTTTTTCTTTCAAATTCTGACATTACAGTTGGGAAATCTCTAGCACTTATACGTCCTAAAATTTCAAGCACTGCTTGTTCTTCAGTACCCAAACCAAAGAAGAAACCGCCATTTAATGCATCGTCTAATGCGTCAGCGGCTTCACTTGCACTAACAATATCTTCTACTGTTTGCGGTGCGTCTGGATCACCTGTAATACGGTTAATAATATTATCCACAGCATCTTGTTCGCTAAACGAAACTTCGCTGTTTATCCAAGCAATCATATCTTCGTTGTATAAACGTTGGAATGCGGATTTTACTCTATCTAATTCTGCTTCGTCAGCTATTGAACCTAATACTGCTAGAACTGCTTCTTCGTCAGTTCCCATACCATCAATGCCTTCATGTATTGCTGTTGCTTTTGCGGCATCGTCCATAGTTGCAACGTCTTGAGGTTGTCCTTCTTCGTCACCACCTTCTTCGTCACCACCTTCTTCGCCACCGCCAGCACCATTATCTGCTAGTACACCTTCTGCTGAACGGAAGTTGCTAGAGAAACGTTGTTGTACACGTTGTGGCAATACTTGCTGGAATTCTGCATCATCGTATGCACTTCTTAGTTCGTCAACAATACCTTTTAATTCTTCTAATTCAGCATCGCTTAGTGCTTCATCTAATCTACGCATTGCTTCTAGTAAGCCTCTCATAGAATTTAGATCAATAGTTTCGTCAACGCTGCTACCAGCCTTGCCAATTAATTCTTCCATGCGTGTCATAGTTTCACGCCATGCTTTAAAGTCTTTGCTTCCGCCTTCGCCCCAACGAATTGAACGTAGTTTAATAATAACGCCAATAGTTTCTGGACCAGCATCGCCGTCTACTTTAGCACCCATCCACTCTTGAAATGCTTTAACACCTCTAATAGTACCTGGGCCATACTTGCCGTCAACACCGTTAGGATCAAATCCTAAGTCAGTTAGGTATTGTTGTAGTTCTTTAATAGCATCTACTTCGTCTGCATCATTAGCAAGACCGCCTTTACCTGAACTAGCAAATGCTTCTAGGCTACCTGCTGTTTCGCCGCCTTCATCGCCGCCTTCTTCGCCGCCTTCTTCGCCGCCTTCTTCGCCACCTTCTTCACCAGCTTCACTTGGTGGACGCTCAACACCTACACCACCAACTGTGCCATAAGTAACATTATTTGGAATCTTACTCCAGTCTGGATTACCGTCGGCGTCTAGATATTCTTCAGGAATTTCATCACCGTTGTTGATTTGCGGTAAGTTTCCTTCTTCACCAGGTGCGTCTGCACTGTCAGTTCCTGTTGCAGTTGCGCCAGCAGCGGGAAGATCTGGAGCATTTCTAATTGCTTGTCTTGCTGCCGCAGTGTTTGGTTCACTTAAAATGTTTCCGTCTATAAGTGCATTAATGTCTGCTATTACATTTCTTAATTCTTCTTGTTCTGCTGCTGATAACGCTTCAGAAACAAATGCTTCTAATAGGTTGTATTCTTTTAAATAACCACGTAATGATGTTGGAACACTTTCGTTCATTCTTCCAATTAGGTCATTATATTTACGAATAAGTTCATCTAATTTTTGTGCGGCTGCATTACGATCTTGTTCGTTTGCTACTTCAAGTTCTGTGCCGTCACTTAATCTAATCTTTCCGTCGTCGGTTGGAGTAGGCTCTGATGTATTTCTATTGTCTGGAGCTGCTGCTGTTGTAGCGCCACCATCTGCATCAGTGTTAGCCATGTAACTTGCATCACCTTGATCTTCTTCATCTGGATCGTACGGATTACCGTCAGCGTCTACTTCTTGAGCTCCACGTCCGTCACTGTGAGCAAGGAATGCTTGCAAACGATCATCGTTCATGTAGTAAACTTTTACAACATCGTCTCTGCTATAGTTGTCACCACCGTTGCGTAAACCTGTAAAAAGTTTAAATGAATCGTCTCTTTTAATATTAAAATTAGTTAACGAACCAGTGTCTTGTACTCTACGTTCAGCTTTAATTTCAACTGCTTCGTTTAATTGTACACTGTCAAGTGTGTTTAGTAGTTTTCTAAAATCCATCACTTACCTCCGGTAACTTTTTGAAGTTTGTGTGTTAGACCTTCTTTGTAAGCAACCATATCGTCTGGAGTAATTTGCGCCTCTGGTTGATCACTAAATTTTGTTTCGTAGTCTAAATGATGATATACTGAACTAACATAGTCACCTGCTTTGGTAATCTTTGATTGTACCCAACCTTCTAAGCCTTCTTGTTCGGATACATTTTTAAGCATATCGTGCAGTTTAATAGCATATTTTGCTATTTTGTATAGCTCTGCACGAGCCATCTGTACTTCGTGATCTGCTTCGGCTCTACCTGCTAGGTCTGCAAGGCCTTCGTTGACACGAGAATTTTTGAATTCTGATTTGCGCATTAATTTACTCCAAATTAAGTTATAACTTTATTTGTAGTATTTATCTCTTAATCGTCTTACCGCCCATTAAATTGTCATCAACATCTAATGCGTTTGCGGCAGTTCCGTCTGCGTTTTTATGTTGTGGTGCTACAGGAATACCATTTTTATCTTTTTTGATTTTTTGTTTTGCTGCTGGAGGATTAGCAACTGAAGCAATATTACCTGCACTTGTGCCGCCTGCTGATGCATCTTCATTAATACCTGCTTGCACCATTGTTATTGCTTGTTTAATATAACGTGGTCTTACGTGTAGTTCTTGTTCAACTTTAGAAATAATTTCATCTTCAGGCATACCTTGTTTTAGTAATTCCTTAACCATTGGTATAACATCGTTTTTCATATCTGCTGGTTTGTCTGAACTAAACCAATCTAAAAAGCCTTCATCTAATTCTTGTATTTTCATTTGTTTCTCCCTGCTTTCATATTAGCGCACCAGTGATACATTTTAGCACGTTCGCCGCTGCTATTACTTGCCTTTTTCCTTAGTTCACTTACACTTCCATCACAACTAGCACCTGAACGGGCTACACGCCCTGGACGACTGTTACCACTAACTTTACCGTCAGCAAAGTTTTCGCTTATCATTGCTAGGAATTCTTTGTGTTTAGATCTAAAGTATTTCTTTGCTTTCTCTGGATCTTCTTTATACATTCTATACCATGCTTTGAATTGAGGATCGCTGTTAAGAGCTGTCTTAACCCAATCAATAATTGATTCGTCTACTGGCTCTTGCATGTGCTGTTGTATGTTTTTAGCAGTACGTTCAAATTTATGATCTTTGTGTTTAAAGCCATAACCGCCTGCTGCTTCCCAACTGTTAATATTTACACCATAATCGTCAATTAGTATGTTTGGTGTACCATCTTGTTGTGTAGCATACTTTGCTTTATCGTGTGTAATAATAACATCATCTGGTGGAAAGAAACTAAGATTTTTTTCAACCCATTCTCTTTTATGAGGTTCTGAATTAGGATCGTCAGGCAGAGGTGAACTAAGAATTTTGTATGATCCTTTTACTTCTTTAATTAAATTAAGTAATTGTTTAGCATTATTTGTTAATGGTAAGTTAAGCCAAAAATCTTCAGTTTGTCTTATTTTGTCAAGTGCCTGCGGAATTTGTTCTTTGCCAATATCGGACCAGTGATCTACATTCATTAGTTTAGCCCAAGAGCCAAAGAAATCTGCAAGTACACCATCCATATCAACATAGATTTCTGTAGCACTTGCTATTTCGCCTAATGCTTCTTTGATTTCTACAAACTTTAAATGATCATAGTATAATGGATCTTCTTTGATATGATCCATAGCAATTTTTAATGCTAGTTTACGATCATTAGTGTGTTCCATTTCTACTTCAACACCCATTGCTAATTGTCTTTGTAGTTCACTGTCACTAATACTTTCGTTTTTATTGCGTCCTTGACAGTGGGCACGTTGACTAAAGCCTCTTGGGTTATTACAGTTAATAGAGCGTTTATATTTTTCACTCCATTTCTCGTCAATTATTTGTACAGACTCTGCAAACAACTGCGGATTTTTATCAGCCCAACGTCTTAATAAAACGCCTGCCATTGCATTTGCTTCATTCTCGTCTGGACTTCCGTCTGAACCGTCTAATTCTTCCTTTTCTTCACGCTGTTTACAATGTACTAATTCGTGTGCAAGTGTACGCATTGTGTCCATTTGATGCCTACGGTCGTAACTTACAGTAATGCTTTCATCGTATGTATCAAAGTATCCAAACGTTCTGTCAAGCTCTTTGCCTGTCATCGTAATTTTAGGAAACTTTTGTATACCTAATGTGTCTACACAAAAACGTGCAAATTGATTATAGTTGTCTCTAGTTCTTTGATCAACACTTTCTTCAAGAACGCCTAAGTTAAACAATACGTTTGTGCTTTTGCCTTTGACTTTAGTGCTTAGTGTAGGAGGATGTCCATCTTTATCTACATTAAAACCAAACTTTTTTGCTTCAATAGGAATTTGTCCTACACCTACATCAACTGTAGTGTTAACACCTTTTACTATGCGACCATCTTCGTTTAGTTCATGTAATCTCATCTGTTTCTTCTAAATCTATTTCTAAGTCTCGGATTTTGAGTTTGCATACTTTTTTGTATGTCTTTGTTTACTTGGTTTGGATCTATTCCTGCGGCTCTACTTAAACTGTCGGCATCGGCTTGGGTTTGATCAACCTTGTCCTGCATACCTTTGCCTACAACATTCATTCTGTCTACCATACCTGAATCAGTTGTTTTACTTTTTAGCAATGCGGCTTGTTGTTGTTTTCTTAGAGCTACCTGTCTAGCTGTCATTGTAGGTGCATCTTCTAATATTTCATACATTTTCATTTCTTGCGTCCTCTAAACTGCTCTGGAAAGCCTAACCAATATGGACGACTAAACCAAAGTTCGAACCATTCTTTATCACCTGCTCTAATATTGCGAGCCTTTTCAATTTCTCTTTTTTCTGTACCAGTGTGCGAAATGTTTTCTTGGTACGGTGTAAGACCTTTGAACTCGTTAATACCTGCAAGTCTGCGTAAATCGTCTAGGTCCATATTAACCTCTAGATTGATTTAAACTAGCCATAATGTCAGCTGGAACTTCATTTGCACTTACTTCAACACGATCAGTTCTGCTATTATGTTTCCAATAAGTTTCTTTGGATTGTCCATTTGCGTCTTTAGTAACTTCTAACTTATATATACCGGCAGTGTAAACATCTTTTGTAGAACCGTCTGCGTTTTTACTTCTATTAACATCGCCAAAACCGTATTGCGCATCGCCAGCATCTAACGAGTTGCCATCCTTGTCAAAACGCTTTGTAACTTTTAATCCGCCGTTATTATATTTTACTGTAATAACTCCGGTCTTAAGATTATGTGTTTGCGATATACCGCCCATCGCAGGTGAACGCCATTGCGAAGGCTTACCGGCAGCGTCCCATAAAAATGTACCGTCGGCGTTACTAAGAGTCATTCCTAGTTTTGTTTGTCTTGCTATAGCACCATCACCTAAATCGCCTTCTTGCTGCGGCATCTCTGGAAACTGTGGAACTGGCACCGGGTCAATCTTTTCAGGACCTGCATCTGCCTCACGCATTTTCTTTCTTTTGCTTTTACACGCTTCTAATGCATGTACAATATGTTCGCTTGAGATTTGGAAACGGCTTCCTCTTGCAGTAAGTTCCTTGCCTACAATCATTTTAAGCCATTCTGCAAGTTGATCAATATCGTCAGTTGCAGCAATCTTATCAGCAATTAAACTAATAATGTGCGAGCGTAAACGTCCCTGATCTATAACTAAATTGCTTTCGTTAGTTTTGTTATTATGTTGTTTCCAGGCAGTAGCATATAATACTTCTTCCCAGTCAGCACCATAACGCTTTTTAAATTCTTCTTTGCGATCTTTAATCCACTTCTCCATACCAGGAGGTGCGTCTTCTGCGACCACTTCTTCTTTATCTTTGATTCCCATACCTTGTCTAACTGCTGCAAACATTTCCTCAGCAACTTCTGGGCGAGGTACACCGTTAGTAAATGATTCTAGATCATTGTCAGCAGCCGCTTGACGCATTTTACTTGCACTCATACCTTCTGCACCATCTGCATCTGGATCACGCTCGCCTGCACTTACAACTTCAATTGAATCAAAAGTATAGCCAATCTTGCCTGACTTATCTGGCTTACCATTATAATCGTTAAATAATTTTTTAAAGCCTTCTACTCTATCACTTCCTGCTACATAGATAATATCAGTATAACCTAGATTTTGTAGCATAACCATCATGTCCATTGGTGTACGAACGTCTGGATGACCTATAGTAATTTCAGGAAAGAAGAATTTTGCATAGCGCAATTTATCAGTAAAGGGTAAAGGATCTGTTTTAGGTTTTTGTGACTGACTAAGAAACACATAGTGATCACCGTTGTGTGACTTTAGTGCTTCCACTAACTTTTGGTGACCTATAGTAGGAGGATTCATACGTCCAAATGCTACTACTGCTGTTCGCTTCTGTGGCGCTTCAAAGAGTTGTCTAAGTTTCACTTATATTCCCCTTTTTTAATTTCTTCTAATTCTTCTGTAGTAATTCTGTTTAGAATATTTACTCTATCATCGCTAGTATAAAGCTCTGATGGTGCTCTTGCAATATTAAATTTTGTACAGTAACCTTCCATTGCTTGATCAACTACAGAACCTAACAATGATTCTGGGTCAACGTTGCCACCATTACGGTGTGTGTCAGCCATCTTTGCAATAGCCGGAAAGTATTTTTTACGATAAAATATAGGGTCATTGCGCATGTATACAATAGTATCATCTACAATGTCAAAGTTTGTAAGACTGTCGTTATGTTGTGTAAATTCATTTATCTTCATATTACCACTTCCTACATGACCAGTAACGTGCCTTCCAACGAGGTCCCGGATTATCGCAATTATGTCTTGCTCTAAAACTTCTACGTCTTGCTGGATTAGATTTTTTAATACGCATTTTTTTGTCACCAAAGTTTACTTTAACAACATTACCGTTTGGCTTGCGTACATATACTTTAAACTTTTTAACATCGCCTCTTGTAGGTTTGCCTAGTTTAACTTTACGACCACGGTATTCTGCTTCGTCTAGTTCGTCATCTTCGTTAAACCACATAACTCCATATTCTTCAAAGAAGTCGTCACCGTCATATGTTTCTTCATCTATTTCTTCTAAGTCAGTTGATACTTCGATATCAAAATCTTCATAACCTTCGTTAAACATATGATCTGCTAAACGATTTACAAATTCACTTACAATATCTTCGCCAAGTGCTTGTGGTAACGGAATGTGTATAACAGTAGCATCTTGCTCTGTTTCAAAAATTTCATGATTTGGAAAGACACTTTCGTTTAAGCCTTCGCTCAATACATCTTGTTTTTCCATTACTATTCTTACAAAATGTTCCATGTTAAATTCCTGTATTACCGTTTAATGCGTATATTGCTGCTGCAATTCTATCTAGTGCATCATTAATATTTGTTGGGTCTGGATCAGCCCAGTGATTGCTATCGTTTGGTGTATAAGCAATGTTTGTTAGTGCAGACGCATCTGCTTTAGCAGCCAATGCTGAACTAACTGTTTGATAAAAGTTTGGATCGTCGTTGATTGCTGCGGCAAGTTCATTTAAACTGTCTAATGAACCTGGAGTACCAACACGTAAGTCATCGTCTAATGCTTGAACAGCCGCAGTCACATCTGCTGTTGTTGCGTATCCGTCTATGTTAGCAACTAGTGTTGCTGTAGTACCGTCGCCTTTAAGTAAACTAACTTTAACACCAGCACCGCCGACTTCTTGGTCTTGTAGTGCAAATGAGTTGTTTATCCATAATTTAGTAGCATATACATCGTTCCAGTTTTTGCCTGGACTACCTAAGTCTCTTGCATCATCTTGATCAGGTAAAACATTAACACCAATTTGTGTTAAGTCTGTATCTGGTTTGTTTGTTAGATCATTGTAGTCGCCAGTAAATGCACTAGTATACACATCTGTGAAATTTGCTTCAATTTTTTCAAATGCTGAACGTAAGCTCTCACCGTCGCCTGTTAATTCACCTGTACCTAAATTAATATTCTGTTGCGCCATCGTTCTTTCCTAGTGATTCAGTAATATACTGTTTACTGTGCCATCTGTCCAATCATACACATGTGCTCTAACCCATACATAGTTTCCTGTAAAGTTATAAGACTTTGTATTAGTAGTTGATTCTGTATATTCAACAAATGTAATATTTTCTTCTCTAATTACACCTGTTGTATCTACAGTTTGTGAACCAGTTCCTAGTTCAACTGTAAACCAATCTTCAGTTTGCGGATCTATTGCTAAGGTTGCTTGCATTTCAACCTTACCTAAAAATCCATCTAGGTCTATTTGTACAGTGTGTAAGCCATCGCTACGACCGTAGTATCCATCGCCGCGGTACTTATCACCCGTGTGAGTTTGCGTAGAACTATCGCCTACGTGTGTTTGTTGTGTTAAAATTGTTGTACTATTACTTGGCATACATGTATTTATGCATTCTTGTTCAGACACACAACTTTATTAATTGAGCGTATATTGTCAACCATTAGTAGTCTTAACAATGTAATAACCCTGTCGGATTTAGCATAAAAGTACAAATCATCCAATCGTGTCATGCCTTCATTTAAATATTCTTCAAGTGTATTACCTAATTTAACGTGTTCCCCGTTATGTGCTAATAACCATTGTGCTGCATCTAAAGGCAATTTGCCACGCAAATACACTCTATATTCATAATCTATAGGTCTTTTTAAATATGCATACCCTGGTTCTAAAGGATTTAATCTTTCTTCTGGTTCCCACCATTCGAGTGACTGTCTTAGTCTAGTTGAAAGATCGTATAACCAAGGTTTATAGGTTGAGTATATTGTTAATTGTTTAAATTGTACTCTTAATCTATATATTCTATGCTTTTTAAGTTCATTGTATATTACCTTAGCATCTTCAAAACTTGCTTGACTAATACTCATAGTCCTAAATCTGTGAAGTTGTAAAGGTTCACCGTTTTCGTAAGAAAGCTGAAGGCCATCCAGCAACTTTCCTACGTGATGTAAACGATTATTTCTGAACTCATTTGCTAAGTCATTTCTACATAATAATTTGTAGGCATACTTATTGTAAAAGAGTTTTTCAGTTGTTTGCTTCCTCAAATGCATTTTCCTTTGCTTCAACTATTAGATCGTTGTCTACAATTTTGATCTTAACGTGACCACCATTTTTAAGACTACCAAATAGTAATTCTTTAGACAAAGGACGTTTAATTTCATTATCAATTACACGTTGCAAAGGACGAGCCCCCATCTTGCTGTCAAAGCCTTTTTCTACTAAGTAATCAATGGCACTGTCATCAATTTCAAACTTAACACTACGATCTTTGATCATCGATTTAAGTTCAACTAAGAACTTGCCCACAATCTTGATCATTACTTCTTTACTTAGTTTTGCAAAAGTAATAGTTGCATCTAGCCTGTTACGGAATTCTGGAGCAAAAAAGTTTTTAAGGTCTGTATCTTCGTAATCTTTTTCGTTATCTTCATCAAAGCCAATGCTATTTTTCTCTGCTTCTTTTGCGCCTAAGTTTGTTGTAAGGATAAGAACACTGTTACGTGCATCTGCTTCCTTACCATTTGATCCTGTAATCTTACCATTGTCCATAATTTGTAGTAAGATTTGAGAAACATCTGGATGTGCTTTTTCAATCTCATCTAATAGCAATACACACCCTGGATTTTCTTGTAATTTTTCAATTAGTAAACCACTAGTATCTTCGTGTCCTACGTATCCCGGAGGAGAACCAATCAACTTAGCAACTGAATGCTTCTCTTGATATTCACTCATATCAAAACGCACAAGTTTTACACCAAGTTCGTTTGCTAGTTGTTTTGCTGTTTCTGTTTTACCTGTACCTGTTGGACCCATAAACACAAAACTACCAATCGGTTTAGTTTCATCTTTAAGTCCTGCTTGTGCAATTAAAATCTTATCAACAAGTTTTTCAATTGCTTCGTCTTGTCCAAACACAACACCTTTTAGGTTATGTTCAAGGTCTTTAAGTCCTGCTGATTCTTTTTGTGCAATCTTATCTACTGGCAGATTTACACTTCTTGCAAGCTCAAACTGAATGTTATCTACATCAACAACACGTTCTTCTGCATCTGTGTCTTTCAATTTAAATCTTGCACACGCCTGATCAACTAGATCAATTGCTTTATCAGGAAGTTTTTTATCTGCTTGATACTTAACACTTAGATCTACTGCTGATTCAATTGCGTCACTTGTAATTTTTGCACCGTGATATGTTTCATAATATTTTGCAATACCTTTTAGGATATCAATACTTACATCTCTGCTAGGCTCGTCAACTGTAATACGTTGGAATCGACGCATAAGGGCACGATCCTTTTCAAAGTGTTTACGGTATTCTTCCCAAGTAGTTGAAGCAACTACTTTAATGTCACCTTTACTTAATGCTGGCTTTAACATATTAGCAAGGTCGTTTGAGTTACTGCCACCGCCTGCACCAGCACCGTTCATCATGTGTGCTTCGTCAATAAACATAATTGCTTTGCCTTTTTTCTTAAGAGCTGCAATAACTAACTTTAAACGTTCTTCAAAGTCACCACGGTATTTAGATCCAGCAAGCATGCCGCCGATATCTAGATTAAACACTTCGTACTCTTGTAGAAATTTAGGAACATTATTATTAACAATATTCCATGCAAGTCCTTCTGCAATAGCAGTTTTACCTACACCTGGATCACCAACAAGGATAGCATTGTTTTTATTGCGTCGGCCTAATGCTAGTGCAATGTTTTCTAGTTCGGTACTACGTCCAATTACAGGATCAATTTTATTACGTTTTACTTCGTCATTTAGATTGTCTGTAAATGCACGAAGTGCTTTAAGTGCTGCGCCACTAATTTCTTCTTCTTCGTATGCTGCATCTAGTTCATTGTTAACATAGTCTGCAAAAGAGTCTTTGTTAACGTTTGCTTCTTCTAAGTAGTAGTATGCATAGGATTTTAGTTCAGCTAAAATACTTAATAGCACATCTGATAATTCAATCTCAGGACGACCTGCAAATAGTACTTGTGTAAATGCTCGATTTAATACACGTTCTACTGCTTGTGTCTTTTTAGGTTTATATTTGCCGTCTGTTTCAATTACAAGATCAGTACACTTGTCTTTAAGATAATGTTCTAAATTCTTTTTAATAAAATCAGGATCTACGCCATAACCTTTTAACAAATTGTAAAAAGGTTCAGAACAGAGCATAGCAAATAACAAATGCTCAACGGTCACGTATTCGTGCTTTAGTCTTTTAGCATCCTTAATTGATTTTTCGAATACTGCCTGTAGTTCTTTGCTTGGTTCAACCATGTACTAATTTCCTCTTTTTTAGTTTTTTCTTTGCCATATCTAGTTTAAGTCTACTTACTCTATCAGTAAACTCAATTCCCTGCAGATGATCATACTCGTGCAGGAAACATCTCGCATCTATATCATATAACTCTATTGTACATTCTTTAGCAGAAATGTCAAGATATTTGGCAACCAACCCTTTTGGTCTTGATATGTTTAAAAACAGTCCAGGATGACTTAAACAGCCTTCTGGCATTAATTCTTTATCTTCTGTAACTTTTTCAATTACAGGATTAATAACTGCAAATGGTGTTTTATCAGATAATAGGAAAGGTTTCATAACAAAAATTTGTGCATCTAATCCTATTTGATTTGCACTAAGTCCAATGCCACCTTCAACAAGCATTAAGCCAATCATTTCTTTAGAAATAAAGTCCGCATCTAGTTTGTCAAAATTAAATTTACTTACTTGCTTTTGTAACCACGGATCTGGCGACTTAACTAATTTCATCTCTTATTTCCTTTATCCTTTTTATTTGGTTGTCATTTAACTTTGGTGTATCAAGTTTAATTTCAACTAACAGCGATCCACCGTTTATTCCTTCATCGGTAACTCTTAACTTTGTTCCATTTTTAATACCTGCCGGAATGCTTAACATTATACTTTTTCCCGACAATGTAATAATTTCATGTCTAGTACCTATTATAGCATCTAGACTGTTTAAGAGCAAGACACAACTTAAATCATTATGATGTCTTTTAAACCTTTTATGTGGCTTAACATGTACTGTTACATATAAATTTCCTGCTGGCAAATTCTTATTTGAATTATCTCCTAAGCCTTTAAATGAAACTTGCTGTCCACTTTCAATCCCATTAGGTATACGTATATCTGCTACCTTTTCGTCGCCGCTTGGTAACTTATACATTAATCTTTTTTCAATTACACCTAGTACTTCTTCTAGTTCTATATGTAGGTTTAAATTAATATCTCTATTTCTTTGCGCTCGGCGATTTCTATATACTCGCTGACCATTCATAAACAAGTCTTCAAAACCTGGAGGAAATCCAAATCCTTCAAAAGGATTGCCACCATCAAAACTTGCACTATTAAAATTAAATTGTGGTTGTGGATTATCATACTCCGCACGTTTTTGCGGATCTTTTAAGGTGCTATACGCTTCGTTAATTTTTTTAAATTCTTCTTCATTACCGCCCCTGTCAGGATGGTGTCGCATACTTTGTTTTTTATATGCTTTGCGAATATCTGCATCTGATGCAGATTTATTAACACCTAGAATAGAATAATAGTCCATACAATTACTTATCGTACGGACTATGGGTTTTTAACAGTAGTGATTACTACTTTTTCTTTTCAG